TTGGAGGGACTGGAGAATATCTTCCCTCACAAAGTGACAGGCAGGTCGGACTTGGATTCCTTGGACTCTCGAATCTCCTCAGACGTGAACGAGTAACCTATGCAAAATTTGGTGAAGCATTAGATAGTTATAATGCTGGCTTCTCGGTTGGAGGTAAAGCTGGTGTACTGGTATCTGAATTAGCCAAAGGTATAGAAGCAGCTGCTAGCATAGCTAGAGCTAATGATATGGTAAGAGCATTTGCTATTGCTCCTACTGCTTCGTGTTCTTATAGAAGCGAAGACTTAGATGGGTACACATGTACTCCAGAGATTGCACCACCTATTGCACGTACAGTAGACCGTGACAGCGGTACTTTTGGTGTGCAAAAATATGACTATGGCGATGTAGAGATTGCCAGTGAGGTCGGCTGGGACGCATACAAGCGTGTAGCAGACGGCTTTATGAAATTATTAAATATTACAGGACTTCTTCACGGATATTCATTCAACTCTTGGTCGGATGTAGTAGCCTACGACAATGCGTTCGTGGAAGAGTGGTTAGGTTCGCCTCAAACCTCCTTGTACTACAGCCTTCAGGTTATGGGAGACGTACAAGATAAGTCTAATGCATATGCTGCATTGGATGAAGATGAAGTCACCGATTACTTAGAGGGTCTTATCAAAGAACCACAATGTGATTGTCAAGAATGAATAACCCTTATGATAAATTATTCTCTCGTAAGAGAAAGTGGTCCCCAGTCAAACCTACAGTTGGAAAACTTAAGGAAGGAGCTGAAGAGACCATCAAACGTGCCCTCGCAATACGTCATATGGAGCTACCAGTTGGTGCCTTCATTACGGAAGGGCTTGAAAAAAATGTTCCCAATAACGCTAGAGCATTATTAATAGATAATGTTAGAGATGAGGAACGCCATGATCTAGCACTAGGGTATTATGTTAATGCCCTTGGTGCAGATGAACAAGCAGAACTAGAAGCAATGAGGTTGAGAGATGCTTGGATTGCACACCCTGATCATACAATTACCAAAGCTCTGGTCGCAGAACGGGCCATCTTCTTCGTTTTACTCCCTTTCTTTAGGTTTAATGGGGATGCTGCTCTTAGGACTGTATCTGCCGACATCTCAAGAGACGAGCAGATCCATGTCGGAACGAATTCTCTTGTATGTGCTGAGTTGGGTCTATCTGCTTCTCCTTCTTTGGACAAACTTAGGAAGGCCACAATTAACTGGATTCTTCAACCTTTAAAAGGTAATGGAACCGACAGATATTTAGACAGAAAATTTTGGGCCGATTCTAGTGATCGCCTGATGTATGAAGGTAAAGCACCAGAACTTTCTGACACCAAAGCAGCTAGGATGCCAGCATTTTTTGAACATGCAAATACAAACCTCCCAAAATACGCTTGAGTGGGGACGAATTGAAAAGGTCATTGCTGATCTAGACGAACAATTCCCTGATGTATTTCCAGACCACAACCTATCTGAAAAAGAAATATCTTTTAGAGCTGGTCAACTATCTATTATTAGATTACTTAAACAACAATTATCCGATTAATATTATGTGCGGTTCACTTATTAATAACTTACTTGGCGGTGGTAATAGAAACATGCCGACACCACCAACACCAGCTCCACCTACACCACCCCCAGCACCTCAAATGGTGCAACGTGCTCCTGTAGAGCCACCAGCCACACCGACACCTGCTCCTTCAACTGAAGATGAGACTAAGCGTAAAGCTAAGATCACTTCTAAGAAGATACAAAAAAAGAAAAGATCAGCAGGGACTACACAGCTAGCTACTAAGAAACCAGAAACAGGTGGTCTGTCAGGTATTAACACACCTCAAGGTATCAACACTGGTACAACTACTCCTAAGCAAACAACATACTAATGGCACACGCACGGAACGATTACGATAAATTATCTACTAACCGTGAACAGTTTCTTAATATTGCTTATGACTGTGCGGAATTAACTATTCCCACATTACTTATGAGGAATGAAAAACCCCCAGCTTACCAAGAGTTTAAAACACCTTGGCAAAGTGTGGGGGCTAAGGGTGTAGTTACACTGAGTTCAAAACTCATGTTAGGATTACTCCCTCCCTCAACAAGTTTCTTTAAACTACAATTAGATGACTCTAAGTTAGGAATAGAGATACCACCAGAAGCAAAGAGCGAGATGGATCTTAGCTTTGCAAAGATAGAACGTCAGATTATGGAGAGCATTGCTGCTTCAAGTGATCGTGTTCAAATCTTTTCAGCTATTAAACATCTTGTAGTAACAGGTAATGCATTACTTTATATGGGTAAAGATGGTATGAAAGTGTATCCTCTTAACCGTTATGTTGTTGAAAGAGATGGCAATGGTAATGTAATCAAAATAATTACTAAAGAAAAAGTTAGTAGAGATTTAGTAAGTATGATGGAAAGTAAACTATCTACTGAACCTAATCAAGATGACCGTAATTATGATAAAGATGTTGAAGTTTATACTTGTATAAAACTAACACCAAAAGGATGGATTTGGTACCAAGAAGTACAAGATCAGTTAATTCCTGGAAGTGAAGGTAAAGCACCTAAAGATAAAAGTCCTTGGATACCACTACGTTTTGTCACTGTAGATGGTGAGGACTATGGACGTTCAAGAGTTGAAGAGTTTCTTGGTGATCTCAAATCATTAGAAGCATTGATGCAAGCTCTTGTTGAAGGTAGTGCAGCTGCAGCTAAAGTTATTTTCACTGTGTCTCCTAGTTCTATAACTAAGCCACAGTCATTAGCACAAGCTGGTAACGGTGCTATCATACAAGGTAGACCAGATGATGTAGGTGTAGTCCAAGTAGGTAAAACTGCTGACTTCCAAACTGCATTTCAATTAGCAAATGTTTTAGAAAAAAGATTATCAGAAGCTTTCCTCATTCTCAATGTAAGACAGTCAGAAAGAACTACTGCAGAAGAAGTTCGTATGACTCAAATGGAATTAGAACAACAGTTGGGTGGACTATTTAGTTTACTTACAACTGAATTTTTAATACCATATTTGAATAGAAAAATGCACACTCTTACTAGATCTAAACAGATCCCTTCTATACCTAAGACTTTAATGAAACCTACTATTGTAGCAGGTATTAATGCTTTAGGTAGAGGTCAAGATAGAGATGCACTTGTACAATTTGTTACAACTATTGCACAAACAATGGGACCACAAGCTTTAGCTCAATACATCAAACCTGATGAAGCTATTAAACGTTTAGCTGCAGCACAGGGTATTGATATACTTAACCTAGTTAAGACTATGCAAGAGCTACAACAAGAGCAAGAACAAGCAGCTGCGATGCAACAGCAACAATCTTTATTAGATCAAGCTGGTCAGTTTGCTAGTTCTCCAATGATGGACCCATCTAAAAACCCTGAAGCAACTCAAGCTATGGAAGCTATGGTAGGCATACCTCCAGAACAAGAAACCGCAACACCACAACCAGTATAACTATGGGAGAAACAATTACATATGATGCCGCTACTGATACGGTATCAACTGAAGGTTCACTGACTGCAGACGAGCAAGACTCTCTGCAAGTTGGTGAACAAATGATGGCAGAGCAAGAAGGCTTGCTTGCTGGTAAATATAAATCACCAAAAGATTTAGAGAAAGCTTACCTTGAATTACAAAAAAAACAAGGTGAGGAATCTGGTTTAGGTAAACTAGATAAAGAAACTACAGAAGAAGTTACTGAAGAACAACCTCAATTTACACAAGAAGATTTTTATACTGAAGATGGTAGTGTCAACTATGAAACTGCAAATGAAGTATATGGAGATCAAGTTGCTAAACAGTTTAAAGATAATGGTATAGATCCATTTAAAATGAATGAGTATTTTGTTGAGAACAACGGAACACTTACTGATGAAATGTACACTGATCTTAGTAAAGCTGGTTTTAATAAAGCTGTAGTTGATTCATACCTTGAAGGTGTGCGTAATCAAGCAGGAATGGAAACAGCACAAGTTGAAGAAGCTCCTGCATTATCAGATGCAGAGGTAGCAGAAGTACATTCTATAGCTGGTGGTAAGCAAGGTTATGAACAGTTGATGGCATGGGCTAGTGATAACATATCAGATGCTGATGCTAAAAACTTTGATGAAGTAGTTGAGACAGGTAATAAAGCTGCTGTCACATTTGCAGTTAAAGCACTGTTTGGACAATATGAAGATGCAGTTGGACGTGATTCCAACTTGGTAACAGGTAAAGCTGCGCCAGCTGATGTCTACAAAAGTATGGCACAGGTTGTTTCAGATATGAACGACCCACGCTATGATAGAGATGAAGCTTATCGTGATCAAGTCCAAGAAAAATTACAACGATCTAATCTTAAAGTATAATCATGGCATATGGTACAAAGAAAGTAAAACCCCCTAAGAAAAAGAAAGTCATAAAAGGAGGGAAGAAAATTGGTTATTAATGCATAGTGCTACGTGGCAGCCCGAACAGTTCATCGTCCCTGCCATTTGTACACTTTTAATTTTATAATGAACGATACAGAAGTTATCGCATTACAACCTCCTCTTGAATATACCATGAACGAAAACGCAGAGGTCCAAAATGGACGTTGGGCAATGATCGGTATCATTTCTGCTCTAGGAGCATATGCTACAACAGGTCAAATTATCCCAGGAATTTTTTAATGAAAAAAATCTCACTAGCTATCGCAGCTTCTCTATTCTCAGCCCCTGTAATGGCTGGTCCATATGTTAACGTTGAATCCAACGCTAGCTATACTGGATCTGATTACACATCAAGAGCAACTGACCTACACATAGGTTATGAAAACAATCTCGGAGATCTTGCATACTATATCCAAGGCGGTAAAACAATTAATGCTACTGATGGCGTTGATTCAGAGTCTAATTTCTCTGGTAAGCTTGGTGGTAATATCTCTGCTACAGACAAACTTGGCTTCTATGGTGAAGTATCTTTCGCACAAGTGGAAGACGCTGACAACACCTACGGTACAAAGCTAGGTGTTAAATATTCTTTTTAATTAAATGACTACAGCCACACTAACAAAACCCAACAGTAACTGGGATAGTTTATGTGACTGGGTTACAAGCACAGACAACCGCCTCTACGTGGGGTGGTTTGGGGTGCTTATGATCCCTGCACTATTAACAGCAACTACTGCATTTATAATAGCTTTCATAGCTGCTCCTCCAGTTGACATTGACGGTATCCGTGAACCTGTATCAGGAGCTTTACTCTATGGAAACAACATCATATCGGGAGCGATTGTCCCGTCATCTAACGCAATCGGTCTTCACTTCTACCCAATCTGGGAAGCTGCAACCCTCGA